TCAACTATACTCGTAAAAGCCGCGTCCCACCTTGCGCCCGAGGTAGCCGGCGTCAACCATCTCCTTGAGAAGCTGCGCCGGCCGATACTTCGGATCGCCGAGATCCTGATAAAATACGTTCATGACCGATAGAAATGTGTCGAGACCCACGAGGTCCGTAAGCGCGAGCGGGCCGATCGGATGATTTGCGCCGAGCTTCATGCCGGCATCGATTTCTTCCCGGGTGGCCAGTCCCTCCTGAAGAACGAATATCGCTTCGTTCATCATGGGGCACAGAATCCGATTGACGACGAAGCCGGGCGCATTCTTCACGGAAATAGGTGTCTTTCCGACCTTCTTCGCCAGCGCGTCGGTTGCCGCATAGGTCGCGTCGGTGGTTTGGATGCCGCGGATCACTTCGACCAACGACATCACCGGCACGGGATTGAAGAAGTGCATCCCGATCATCCGGCCGGGATTGGCGAGCACAGCAGCAAGTTTCGTAATCGAGACCGACGAGGTGTTGCTGGCAATGACAGCTTGCGGCTGAGCGACCCGATCAATCTCCCGTAGAATCTTCTTCTTGATCTCCAGGTCTTCTGTCGCGGCTTCGATAATAAAGTCCGCCGTCTGGAGATCGGCGATCTGGTCCGTGCCCTTGATGAGTGAAACGATCGAGGATCGCTGCTCCGCCGTGATTTTCCCCTTGCTCGCCAGCCGATCCAGGCTGGATGCCATACCGTTGACGCTGCGTTGGACGGCCTCACGACTTATGTCGTAGAGGACGACCTGGACGCCCGCAGTCCCGCAAACCTGCGCGATTCCGCCTCCCATCAACCCGGCGCCCACCACGCCAACCGTCTGAACATTCATGTCTGCTCCTTCGCGTGATCGACAAGCGAGATTGCCGCAACTCATTACCCGGATGCCTTCCGGGACAAGCTGCGGATTGAATCCCGCCTCAAGTGTTTTCCTGAGCACAGGCGAGCAATAAGTATGCCACTCTAATTCTTTTCAAAAATCAGGCCTGCGGCCGCAATAGAGGCATCGCATATGACCATGCGGAGGACATCTGTCTTTCACGTCAACACGATACGCCGCCAGCCAATCGACGCCGTCATTCCGGTTTTGCGCCGTACCGAACAAAACTGATAAATCGAACAACAACCTCGAGATAGCAGATCGGACACAGCGGGCTCGCGCGCGACCAATGGTTCGTTGAAAGCACCTGCAGGGCAACAGATCTGGAGCGGGCGAAGGGAATCGAACCCTCGTATGCAGCTTGGGAAGCTCGACGTTTCTCAACCGTCAGAAGACGTTACCGGCAAAACACTCGATAGCCGCCCTCAACCCGATCAAAGGGTTACACAGCAAACGCAAAACCCGCAACCGCCCGCAGCAAGGCGCGGACGCCGAGACATGTCTCAGGAAGAGCGGGCGAGAATCAGCGTAGCCACCAAGGCCGCTATGGCTTCACCCGAAGTCCGCTCCCGCATTTCGGAGCGAACCAAGCAGGGCATGGCGGCAGCTTCCGGCGCTCTCACCGAGCTTCGAACCCTTCGGGCTGTATGGCGAGCGACTCGACCATCTGTCCGGAAGCAGTTTCTCGACGAACTGCTGGCGCCTGCGTGCGCGGATGCGGAGGCACAGACATGAGCGCGCCTCTCACGATCTCCGCGGAGCTCTCCGCCAGCATTCAACGCATGAAAGCCCGCGCGTGGCTGGATAGGGACGCGCAGGCGTTCGAACAGGGCGCTATCCCCACGAGGGCGGCAGCGAAAGCCGCACAGCCGTTCAAAGCGAGCCACTTCACCCCAAGGCAGCGGCCGCGGTCGCCGGACCGCCAGGCCTCGCGCGATCGGCGTCGCCGACTTGGCGGATCGAGCGCCATGCCCGACACGCTGCGCCATCACTACACCGAGGGCCAGCGCGCCGTGCTTTGCGTCATCGCCGGCGAGGTGAAAGGACGCGGCATCTGCGATCTGCCGATCGACAAGATTGCGGCGCTTGCCGGCGTCTGCCGCACCACGGTGCAAACGACGCTCCACGAGGCTCGGCGGCTCGGCCACATCAAGATCACGGAACGCCCGATACCAGGCCGGAAGAACCTGCCGAACGTCATCGAGGTCGTTTCAGCTGAATGGCGGACCTGGATCAAGCGCGGGCGGCCGGCGCATCGGCCCATAGGGTCCAAAACGGTGAATTTGGTGAGCACCACGAAGAGAGAAGACGTTCCACAACGAGGAATCCGCGCAAGCGGAGAAGCTCAAAGGGCTGTCCGAGCGGCGCTTGGAGGTGAAGTCCCGCCTCAATCAACCTTCCGAAGAGCGTGGCGACATGGAACTTAGAACAGAAACCCCGAGACATAGGGGTGCCCGCCTGTGGGCACCCCCAGCACATCAATCTCGCATCGTTTCTGCACAACGACACGTGGGGGTGCTCATCTGGCTGGGCACCCCCCCACCCCGGACTGTGGCGATCGCGGCGGCGAAGGAAGACCAGCAAATTTGTCGGTCTTCAGTCGAGCAGAGAGTCGCAGTCACGGACAGGCGGGAGTGGTCGAAAAGTTTGCAGGAATCGTGTGAGACCAGTTGACCCCCTCACCGCGCGATTTTTTGGAATTGGAAATTTCGGAGGTTCAGCATGAGCGACATCGACAAGGTACTTTCAGAACTCCAGGCGTGGCGCGACGGGCGCTTGTGGGGCGCGAAACGGATTGCCGGGATCGCCGGCGTTAGCGTCGACACGATCCCGCGATGGGCCGATCTGCCCGACTGCCCGATCAAGCGAATCGGCGGCCGCTATTTCGTGCTGCGCACCTCGCTGGTCGACTGGCTGACGACGAAAGATGCCGCCTAGGAATGCCGGATTATCCCGAACTTTTCCTGATCTTGCGGAATTCGCAAATCACCACGTCGCAGCCATCCTTGCGGCATGAAGCTGTGGCCGCTCACCAAGAAATCCATCGAGACCATTGCGAACGATGACGCCGCGATCCTGTCGGCGTTCACCGGCTCGACGCCTGGCGCCGGCGTCACCGCCTCGAGCGCGCTGTCCGTTCCGGCCGTTGCCGCCGCGGTTCGCCTGATCTCGGAAGCCTGCGCCACCCTCGATATCAACATCGTCCAGGGCAAAAAGCCAATCACGTCGCACCCCGCGCTCGAATTGTTGCGCGGGCGCGTGAACGAGTGGACGGCGGGATACGAGTTCGTCCGTGATCTCGTGGCCGAAACGCTGCTCTATGATGCCGGTGCGCTCGCCTGGGTAAATCGGGTGAACGGCGAGGTCCGCGAGGTCATCAACTACAAACGCGGCACCATCGCGGTCCAATACGAGGAAACCCGCGAGCCGAAGTATCGCCTCTCTGGCAGCCCGGTTGCCGCGAGCGAGATCATCCACCTCAGCGGCCCCTTCGAGAAGTGCCCGATCAGTCTCGCGCGTGAAGCGATCGGCGCCGCAATCGTGATGGAAGCCCACGCGGCCCGGCTGTTCAAGAACGGCGCGCGCCCTGGCGGCGTGATCGAGATGCCGAAGGGCTTCGGCGAGACCGCATGGAAGCGGATGAAAGCCGGATGGCGGGCGGCTCACGAGGGCGCCGACAATGCCGGCCGCACTGCGATCCTGCCGGATGGCGCGATCTTCAAGCAGATGCAGCTCTCGAGCGTCGATGCGCAATTCCTCGAGATGCGCCGTTTCCAGATCGAGGAAATCGCCCGCGCCTTCGGCATGTCAGCCAGCCAGCTCGGCGACCTCACCAAGTCCAGCTACGCCAACGCCAGCCACAAGCAGCTCGAGCTGATCGTCTATGTGATCGAGCCATGGTTGTGCGCGCTCGAATCGGCCTTCAACCGCGCACTGCTCGACGACGACGAACGGCGCAGCATGACGTTCCGGTTCGACCGCGACGACCTGACCCGCGCCAGCCTCACCGAGCGGGCGACCGCGATCAACAGCCTGATCGCGTCGGAAACCATCAATCCGAACACCGGCCGTAGCTGGCTCGGCCTGCCGCCCTACGAGGGCGGCGAGACCTATGGCAACCGCAACATCACCGTTAAGCCGGCTCGTCCCGATGCAGCACGCGAGGAACTCCCCAATGAATGACCTCGCCCACGTCGACGATCTGGTCGAGCATCAGGACCGTGGCGCCGATCTCACCATTGCGCACCCGGTCACCGGCGAGCGCATGCCGGACATCGTCCTGACCATCGCCGGGCCGGACAGCGACACGGCGCGCCGCGCCCGGATCAGGTTCTCCGACGAGCTGATGGCTTTTCGGAATCGGCCGCCGGCCGACGAACTCGAGCGCATGGAAGTCGAGCGTCTCGCCCGCCTGGTCGTAGGCTGGAAGGTCACTCGCGACGGCAAGCCCGTGGAGTTCAGTTTCACCAACGTCGTCCGGCTTCTCACTTCGGCGCAATTCGTCCGCGAGCAGGTCGAAACGTTCAGCCAAAACCGCGCGCCGTATTTCATGAGGACGCTGTGATGGACCGGCTGTTCATCGAAACCAAGATCGTGGGCGACGATGCCGGCGCGATCTCCGGGCTCGCCTGGAAATTCGGCGCGCCCGATCGCATCGGCGACTGGATCGAGCCCGGCGCCTTCAAGGGCACGAAGCTGCCGATCCCAATGCTGTTCGGCCACGATATGAACGACCCGGTCGGGATCTGGGACAGCGCCGCCGAGAAAACGGACGGCCTGCATGTCGCCGGCAAGCTGCTGGTCGAGGACGTGGTCCGCGCGCGCGAGGTGCGCGCCCTGGTTCGCTCCGGCGCCGTCCGCGGCCTGTCGATCGGCTTCATCACCAAGAAAGCGGCGGCCCGGCCGGGCGGCGGCCGCACCATTCACTCTCTCGAATTGCTGGAGGCGTCGCTGGTGACGATCCCCATGCATAGCGGCGCGAAGGTGACTTCGGCCAAGTCGGCAGTGGAGGCGCTGAACATCGCCGCTGCCATCAACCGGGCGGCAGCCCAACTCGCAGCGAGGTAATCATGCGACACATCGACAAAGAGGCGCTGCTTGCGGGCGCCGCCATCATCCGCAAGGGGGACGACGAGCATCCGGTCTCGATCGTCACCAAGGCGCTCGACGATCTCACCAAGTCGGTTGAGGAGCGGCTGAAAGCGCTGGAAGCCAAGGGTGTCGGCAAGGACGACCCTGAGGTGAAAGCGCTGGCGGACCGACTGGCCGAGCTCGAGAAGAAGGCCAATCGGCCCAGCGCCAGGCCTGGCGACGAGCAAAAGGACATCGAGAAGAAGGCGCTGGCCTCGTATATCCGCACCGGCTCTGACGTCGAGGTAAAGGCAGCGGCATCCGACAACGCCGTGGATGGCGGCTGGCTGGTGCTGCCCACCATCGACACCTCGATCCGCGCTTTGATGACCGACATTTCGCCGATGCGAGGGCTGGCTGAAGTCGTCTCCATCGGCACCAGCACCTATGAACGCTTCTACTCGCTCGGCAAACGCGGCGCGCAGTGGGTCTCGGAACGCGACGACCGTCCGCAAGACACTGCCCGGCCGGAACTGATCAAGCACAGCTACGGCGTGATGGAACTTTACGCCGCGCCGGCAGCGACCCGCCAGCTTCTCGATGACGCAGCGGTGGATGTCGCGGGCTGGCTGATCAACAACACCACCCATGACTTTGCCGAGACCGAAGGCGAGGCGTTCCTTCGCGGCGATGGCGTCGGCAGCAAGCCCAAGGGCCTGCTGACCTACGACTGTACCAACGAGAAGGACTTCACCCGCGCCTGGGGCAAATATCAGTACACGCCGGCCGGCCATGCCTCGGCGCCGACCGATGCAAACCTTGTCACCGCCCTGGTGAAGCTCGTTGCTGCGCTCCGGCGGCCGTACAAGGGCAACGCCCGGTTCGTTATGAACAGCAACACCACTGTGCGGCTCCGCACCATCACGGATGAGAATGGCCGCTATCTCTGGGCTCCGACCGGCAACCTGATCGAGGGCGTCGAGCATCCCTTGCTCGGCTACCAGGTCGAGATCGATGACGAGTACGACGACATCGGCGCCGGCACGTTCCCGATCGCGTTTGGAGACTTCCGGCAGGGTTACGTCATCGTGGATCGCGCCGGTATCCGCATCGAGCGCGACACGGTCACCCAGAAAGGCCGCGTGCTGTTCGACACCTACAAGCGTGTCGGCGGCGGTGCCGGCGATTTCAACGCCATCAAGTTCATGAAGGTGGCGGCCACCTAAGGCCGCCGCTTTCTTCCTCGTTCACAAGGACAACGATCATGAAGGACACGTTCCACGACACCAAGGTCGCCGCATCGCTGGCGCCAGCGGTGCAGGCTGCCACGCTCAAGGGCAGCGCCGTCGACCTGCAGGGCTTCGGCTCGGCTCTCATGGTGGTGACCACCGGCGCCATCGCCGGATCGGGCGATTACTCGCTCACCATGCAGCACAGCGACACCACGACGGACGGCGATTTTGCCAACGTCGCAACCGCCGATCTGCTGGGCAGCATCCCGGGCACTCTCGAGGAAAACAAGACCTACCGGCAGGGCTACTTCGGCAAGAAGCGCTATGTCCGGGCGGTCATCACCAAGGCAGGCGGCACCAGCGTGGCGGCCGGCGCCTTGTTCGTTCTCGGCGGTCCGGCCCTTGCGCCGGTCGCGGCTTAAGGAGGCATGACGATGTCCCTCTATCCCGTGGCGGGCTGCAAGATCTACATCGGCGGCGTTCTCGCCGACAAGAACGCCGACTTTACCGCGGCTGACTTTTCCTCCCAGACATGGACCGAGATCGATGGCTGGGAGCAGATGGGCGCCTATGGCGACACCGCGCAGGTGATCACCACTTCGCTGATCAACCGCGGCCGTGACATCAAGCAGAAGGGCACGCGCAACGCGGGCCAGATGCAGAACGTGTTCAGCGTGATCGCCGATGACGACGGCCAGATTGCACTGATCGCAGCCGAGAAGACCTCGAACAACTATGCGTTCAAGATCGAATTGAACGACAAGCCGGCGTCGGGCTCGGCGCCGAAGGCATCGCAGCGCCTGTTCGTTGGCCTGGTCACCTCGGCGCAGGAAGCCGGCGGCGAGGCCAATACGATCCAGAAGCTGAACGCCACGATCGAGATCAACTCGAATATCGTGCCGGTCGCAGCGGCCACGGGCGACTGATCATGCCGATGCGGGCACCGCGCATCTGCGCCTGCGGCCGCCGCGTGCCGCAGGACGTCAGGTGCCAATGCCAGAAGCAGAGGGATCGCTTGGCGGACGCCAGCCGCCCCTCGGCTTCGCTCCGGGGATACGACAGCGAATGGCGCGCGCTGTCCAAGGCGTTTCTGGCAGAGTCCGGAAACGACCGATGCGCCTGCGGCGCGCCCGCGGTTCTCGTCGCACACAGGATCAGCATCCGGAAAGCGCCGCATCTCAGGCTTGATCGCAGCAACTGGATGCCGAGCTGTCAGGCCTGCAACCTGCGCCAGAATATTCGCTGCGAAGGCGGCTTCGGACGGAAGCGGGAAGTGCCATGATCGTCGCGCTCGATGATGTGAAAGAACATCTCAATCAGCTATCGGACGCCGATGACGATCTGATCAAGCGGAAGATTGCGGCAGCCCAGAATCATGTCGAAAGCCTGCTCGGCTTCAAGATCGAGGCCCGATTTGGGGGACAGGATCAGGACCCTGTTCCGCCGGCGCTGATCGAATGCGTCTGCCAGCTGGCGGCCCACTGGTACGAAAATCGCGAGGCAGCGCTCGTAGGCGTGAACGCGCAGACGCTGCCGTTCGGCGTCTGGGACATCGTCAACGAATATCGCGACTGGTCATGGGGCCAAGCCGATGTCTGATGCCGCCCTCGCCGTTCAGAAAGCGATCCGTGAGCGCCTCGCGGCCTCCGGCGCGGTGACCGCTCTGGTGCCGGCCGCCTCGATCCTCGATCGGAACCAACGCCCCGCGCCCGACCCGTCGATCATCCTCGGCGAGGATCAGGTGGTCGACCCGGGATCGTCGATCGACCGGAGCGTGGTTCGCGTCCATTCGACAATTCATGTCTGGAAGACGGAAGAGGGATTGACCGGGGCGAAGGCAATCGCCGGGGCCATCTGGAAGGCGATCAGAAGCAGCCGCCTCGAGCTCGCCGGCGACCTCGTATGCGGCGACTGCCGGGTGCGCGATACGCGCTTCCTGCGCGATCCAGACGGCGTCACCAGTCACGGCATCGTCTCCGTCGAAACCGTTGTCCGCGAGGTGGCCTGATGCGCGCCGGAAAGCTCGACCAGGTCATCACGGTGCAGCGCGCCACCAGCACGCTCGACGACTATGGCGTGCCGACGATGTCGTGGGTCGATCTCGCAACCGTGCGCGCCCAGATCATCCGGCAGACCACGGAGGAATTCATCCGCGGCAACGGCGCAAGCGACGATACCATCGTGATCTTCAGATCACGCTGGACCGAAGACATCACCACGGCCGATCGCATCATGTGCGATGGCGGCTCCTACAACATCAAGGAGCTGAAGCCGATCGGCCGCCGCAAGGGGCTCGATATCCGGTGCACGGAGGAGGCATGAAAGGGACCAAGCCCAGGCTGATCACTCTGAACGGCGTCCCCGTCGCGTTTCCGCCCGCGCCGGAATGGCTGTCGCCCGCCGCGAAGCTCGAATGGCGCCGCATGCAGCCGTTTCTCGAGGAGCGCAGATTCCTCACCGACGTCGATCTGTCCAACCTCGAAAACTACTGCGTCGCACAGGGCCGCGTCCGGGAGTGCGAGGCGGACATGGGCAGCACCACGGAGCTGGAGATCAAGGCGAAACTCTGGCGGATGCAGAACCAGGCGATGCAGACGGCGCGGCAGCTCGCAGCAGAACTCGGCCTCACGCCGATGTCCCGCTCGCGGCCGATGATCAGGGACCTGTTCGACAATGATGATTCCCTCCTGGATACATGACGGATCGGAGATCCCCGATCCGATGGGGCGCGGCGAGAAGGCCGTCGCATGGTTGCGCCTATTGAAGCATCCGAAGAATCCAGCGCCTGGACATCCCTTTCAGCTCGACCCGTGGCAGGAGCGGATCATCCGCCGCGTATACGGGCCGCGTCATCCGGATGGCACTCGCGTGGTGCGGCGTGTCGTGTTGCTGCTGCCGCGCGGCAACCGCAAGACCTCGCTCTGCGCCGCGATCACATTGCTGCATCTGATGGGGCCGGAACGGATTCCGGGCGGGCTCACGGTATCGGCCGCGTCCGCCCATGAGCAGGCAATGGAGCTGTTCAACGAGGCAGCCATGATCGTACAGAACGATCAGCGGCTGGCGAGACACCTGACCGTGCGGGAATACACCTCGTCGATCGCGTTCCAGCAGGAGCGCTGCCGCTACATCGCGGTATCGTCCGATGGCAAGGTGCAGCATGGCAAGACGCCGAACGTCGTGATCGCCGACGAGCTTCACGCATGGGAAGGCCGCGCGGGCCAGCGGCAGTGGGAGGCGCTGGACAGCGCACTGGTGAAGATCCCCAACACACTGCTCATCGTCGCCTCCACCAGCGGTCGCGGGCAGGAAAATATCGCGTGGAAAACCGTCGACTACGCGATGAAGGTTCAGAAGGGCGAGATCGAGGATCCTGCCACCCTTCCCGTGATCTTCGCCGCCGACAAGGACGACGACTGGACCGATGAGGCGGTATGGCACGCGGTCAATCCGGGCATGGTGCACGGCTATCCCGACCTTGCGAGCTATCGGGACAAGGCGCGCAAGGCGATCAATTCGCCGTCGGACCGCGACAGCTTCCTGCAGTTCAATCTGAACGTCTGGCTCGACCACTCGGCCTCACCGTTCATCGATATGCAGGTCTATGACAAAGGCGGTGCGGCGGTCGACCTCGGCGAGTTGGAGGCGAGCCAGGCGCCCTGCTGGCTCGGCGTCGACCTGTCGTCGAATTCCGATCTTACCGTCGTCGTAGCCTGCTGGTGCGACGGCGATGACGGCTATCAGGTCTATCCATGGTTCTTCTGCCCGGAGGACAACCTGCAGCGGCGCGCCGATCGCGATGGCGTCCCCTACCCGCGCTGGGCGGAGGACGGCCTGATCATGCCGACGCCGGGCAATGTGGTGGATTTCCGCGCTGTCGAGGAACACATCCGCGACCTCTGCGCACGCTTCGCCGTCCAGGAGATCGCCTTTGACCCTCACCTTGCCCGTAACACGCTGAACAACCTTCTCGAGGGCGGTTTGCCGGCGGTCGAAATGCGGCAGGGCTGGGTGACGATGGCTCCGGCGATCAAAGAGCTCGAGCGCGCCATCGTCGGTCAGCGGTTTCGTCATGGCGGCCACCAGATCCTGCGCTGGCATTTCGACAATATCGCCGTCGAGACCGACAAGGCCGGAAACAAGTCGTTTCACAAAGGCAAGAGCCGCGACCGGATTGACGGCGCCGTGGCGGCTGCCATGGCGGTCGCGCGATGCGCGGCCAGCGAAGAGCGCTCGTTCTTCGAACGAAAGGACTGGAGAGAGGACGATGGCTGGGTCTGAACTCGACGACTATCTCCAGTCGCTGCCGGACAGGATCGCCGCCGAGATCGGCGGCGCTGTGCAGAAGCAGGCCGAGCGGCTTAGCGACGCGCAGAAGCAGGCCCTGCGGTCGCTGGAAGCCGCACCGGCCGAGAGCGGCGACCTGGAGGCTTCCTGCCATGTCGAGCCGGGCGAGAACCCGCTCGAATTCGTGGTGAAGGCCGGCGGCGACCAGACCACCAGGGAAATTCGCGAGGGCAGCGGCGTCACCTTCGATTATGCGCTGGCCTTCGAATACGGGACCAGCCGGCAACCGGCGCGGCCCTTCTTCTGGCCGACCTACAACGCGCTGCGCGACGACATGCAGAGCGAGATCAACCAGGCGATTGGAAAGGCACTGGAATGAAAACGATCACATGGGCGGGCGGCACTCACGCCTTCGACCTGACCAGCCGCCGCGTGTCGTGGATGCTGTTGCAAGCGCAGCATCCGTTTCCCGGCCAATACGGATCGACGCCGGCGGCCTGCCTGAAGCGCTTCGACGAGTCGGTCTATTCGCCGGACGACGTCGAGCGGGTTATCCGGATCGGCCTGATCGGCGGCGGGCTTCCGGAAGCCGACGCCGATGCTCTCGTCGCGGAGCGTGTCCGCGGCAAACCGCTGGCTCCGAATGCTGCTGTCGCGTTCGAAGTGCTGGCTTCTCTGTTCGTGGAGGCGACCGATGCCGGCGCCAGCGCTTAGCGTTCCGGTCCGGGCCAACCTGGACGCCTTCAAGAAGCAGATGGAAGAGACCTCCTCACTCGCGCGCACGGCAGCACGGAAGGCAGCACAGCACTTCCTCGACATGAACAAGGATCTGGCGGGCGACGCGGCATCGGCCATGTTCGCCGGCGCAGCCTCGAACGCGCTGAAGCTCGCCGGCAAGATCGCCCTCGTCGTCGGCGCGGCCAAGCTCATGGGCGACGCGATCGGCGCGGCGCGCGACCAGATCAAGGACATGGTCGAGATCGCCGACAAGGCGCAGAACCTCGGTGTCTCTCCGAACTTCCTCCAGCAGTTCACGGCAGAGTCACGCAAGCTGCAGGTCGGCGTCGAGGATCTGGAAGGCGCCCTCAATCACGCTTTTCAGGCTACCAAGGACCGCTCGCCGATCGACATCGGCCAATGGGAAACCGGCGAAGAGCAGATCACGCAAGTCGAAAAGGCGCTGCGCGTCTACAACGAGACGCTCGCCAAGGCTGCCGGGCAGCAGCTCCAGGGGCTCGTCCTGTTCCGTGACGCGGATTCGCAGGAAAAGAAGGTGGAGGCCGTTCTCAAGGCCATGATCCAGCTCGAGCAGATCGGGCAGAAAGCCGCCGCTCTCGATCTCGGCGAGCGCATGTTTGGCGCGGCCTTCGTCGACCGCATCCGGCAGGGCCGCATCTCTGCGGAAAGCATCCTGACGACGATGCAACAGATGGCGGCCAGCGACGACGGCATCTATTCCAGTGCGCTCGTCCAGCGCGCGAAGGAAGTGGACGACCAACTGAAGCTATCGGAGCAGCGACTTTCGCGCGCCCTGAAGCCGAGCTTCGACGATCTCTCCAGCACCATCCTGACCATCAAGAACCTGTGGGCCGATATCGTCGGTTACATCGCCCAGGCCGTCGAGCTGGCCAACAAGCTTGGCATCCTTGGCAACGAAGTCTCGCGCCTCAAAACGCAGCGAGATGAACTTGACGATTCCATCAAGAACGGAAACGAGATCAGCGTCTTCGGACTCAAGACCGGCATCCGCCTGCCGAAAGATGTGATTACCGAGGAGCAGAATCGAGCCAGGCGCGATGAAATTCAGGCGCGCATCGACGAACTGGAGCGGCAGCCGAACGCCCATCCGAAGCTGGAAGCCCCCTCGCGTGGCACTGGCGACGCCCCGACGAAGCGCCAGGCGGATGCCGGAGTTGATAAGGTCGCCACCGCGGCCGACGCGATCGAGAAGCGCACCGCCGCCCTGCAGGCCGAAGCCGCAGCGATCGACCTCGGCACCGCGGCGCGCGAGAAGGCGCGCATCACCGCCCAGCTCGAGACCGTGGCGAAGCAGGCCAACGCCGCAGCCGGCAAGGGCGAGAACGTCGTCACGGAGGAACAACGCAAGCACATTGAGGAGGTCGCGGACGCCTATGGCAGGGCCGCGGTCGAGATCGAGAAGGCGCGCGTCGCCTCGCAGATCAAATTCGACAAGCAGACAGCGTTCCTGTCGCAGGAGGATGTCGCGATCGCCCAGCAGCTTCGTGGCATCTATCCTGACGTCGCAACTGCGCTGAACAGCGTGGAAGCCGCCGGCATCCGCGCCGCGAACGGCATGAAGCAGCTCGGCCAACTTGGCCAAGACGTGACGCGCGGCATGTTCGTCGAATTCGGCCAGCAGATCAGGAACGGCGCCTCGGCGTGGGATGCATTCAAAAATGCCGGCGTGAATGCCCTTGGCAAGATCGCCGACAAGATGATGGAAATGGCCGCGAACAAGCTGTGGGAATCCGCCTTCTCAGGAGGTGGCGGCCTGCTCGGCGGCGGCCTGCTCGGCGGGATCGGCAAGCTGTTCGGCTTCTCGTCGGGTGGTTTTGCCAGTGGTGGCACAGGGCTGTCTCTGACCAACACGGGCGGCCTGTACGATTCCGGCGGCTACACCGGCGCGGGCGGTAGGCATGAACCGGCCGGCGTCGTTCATCGCGGCGAGTACGTGTTCTCGGCGCCGGCAGTAAGCCGGATCGGTGTGGCGAACCTCGAGCGCCTGCACCGCGGCTATGCAGACGGCGGCTATGTCGATGCGCCGGTGTTGCCCGCCACGCCGGCAATGCCGGCGTCCCGGCCGGCATCCTCGACGGACAACGTCCACGTCACTGTCGGCGTGTCGGTCGACGAGAGCGGCAACCTGCAGGCTTACGTCAAGGACATCGCGCAGCAGAGTGCCGCCAAGCAGATTGGGACTTACACCCAATCTCATGAGTTCAAACGTCTCGCGGGGATAGCCGGCCGCGAGGCCGTCAGCAAAGGCTGGGTGCGATAATGAGCATCATCGATCTCGTTGGATACTCCGATCAGACGTTTCGGCTTGTGCAGCGGCAGGAATTGAGCCGCACGGCTGGAGGAACGACTTACGGCAAGGATCTGGGACCCGCGCTATGGTTTGCCGACTACACGACCGCGCCATTGCCAACAGATGCTGCGCTGGATTTCGAAGCCAGGCTGAACGCGCTGAATGGCGTGATCGGGACTTTTGACACCTACGACCTGCGTCGACCCTATCCGCGTGCGCACAGCGATGGTGATTTCGTCGACAGCGGCAAGATCAATTCGGTGAACGGCGCGAAGATCTCGCTGAAAGACCTACCTCCTGGCCTGCATTTGAGTGTCGGCGACTACGTGTCGCTGGAAGTTCAGGGGCGCCGTGTTCTGCATCAGTTGGTCGAAGCTGCGACCGCTAATGGATCGGGCGTGACGCCCGAATTCAAGGTACAGCCGGCGCCCTGGCCCGGCACTATTGCCGATGTCGCGGTGATTCTGAAAAAACCGTCGTGCCGCATGGCACTTCTGCCGCAATCAATCACGACCAGAACCGCCGGGATGTACACGACGATCAGCTTCAAGGCTGGGCAGGTATGATCGACCCTGACGTCTTCGCCGACGATCTCAAGGCGGTGCTGCGCTGGCAGCTCGCCAATCCCGGCCGCGACGACGGCCCGGAAGTGCCGTGGGCCGGCGCGCGTGTCTGGGGGCTGTTTCTGCGGCTCCACGAGGGGCGTGACGCCGGCAGCTTCGGCCCGTCCCCGATCACCTATGAGGCCATGGAGGCCTTCTCAGCGATCACCGGGGAGCCGCTACGGCCGTGGGAGACCGACATCATCCGCTCGCTGGATCGCGAATGGCTGAAGGCGGCTGCGGCGAAGTTAGAATCCGGGAATGCGGTTTCGGTGCCAACCAGAAGCAGACCGATGTCACCCGCGCTGTTCGACGCGGTGTTTGGCGGCGAATAATCTCTACCTGTTCCGTCTCGGAACAGGTAGAGTGCATCGATGCACTCCAATACGACCACGGATCAGCTCGCCAAGTCGTTTAACGTCAGCCGACGATCCATATTCAACGCGCGAGAGTTGGTGGCGACCGGTCGTAACGACTTGTGCGAGGCAGTTGAGCGCGGCGAGATCCGCCTGACGGAAGCCCTTCGAATTGCGAAACCGAAGAAATATGGAGCCGGCGGACGCGATTGCCTGAAAGAGATACAGCGCGCGTGGAAGGCCGCCACCCCCGAAGAACGGGGCATCATCATTCTGTGGCTAGCCGACGAACTCGATAGAATCAAAACGGCACGGGATTTCCCCTAACACGCTAGCAATCTCGGCCGCGTTCAACGCCGTGCCGCTCCCTCAATATCTCGGGGGCGGGCGCGGTTGACCGTGTCTGATCAACCTCAAACTGCCCGCATACATCACTCTGGAGGCGGGCATGAAACTGCAATTCGAGACGAACGTTCTACGGCCATCCGATACCGGCGGCCGAGGCTTTGGTTGGCAGCTTTATTGTCGTGGCGGTCCCTGGAGATTTCAGGGCGTTGTGAAATACGCTGCACGAATCGCCTTATAGCGACAGCCAGCAAAACTGCGGCCATCCATGCGAGTGAGGCGCTAAGGTGCGTTGCCTAGTAGTTGAATGATAGACGCAATTCCATAAACATTTATGGCCAAGCCGCTGAGCATCAACCAGAACGAAAGCCATAAAGCCGAGCGAGGATAAACCGGCTGAAGTGAGAGGTTTCGCTCAACAGCAACTACCTGCTCGCTTCTGACGGTTATAATTTGGGGCAGGTCGGCATTGATGGCGAGAAGTTCAAATCCAATTGAATCTTTAGCCGGCAGGCTGTCATAAATGACGGAATAGCGTCCATCTGGCGCGACCTTTTCTTCATAGTGTCTCGAAGGCCACATATTCAAGTATTGCGGTTTCCAGTTAAAGACGACTTCTATTTTTGTAGCCGCAATCCGACCCGTATTTACAACCGACACTGACGCGGTCTGCACAGTCTGCGATGGTCGGAGTATTTCGCCATCAACGTTGCGCAATGGTTCTTGGATCAGGAATGTGAATGCGTGTCGGATACTTCTAACCAAACGCGGCCGGCCTTGGTGCCAGATATTCAATCCCCACACTAAGAACGGCACAACCAGCGCAATGATTTCGCGCAAGTGTTTGATGACAAACTCCTGCATCTTCCTCGTCCCTCGATTGAGCGAGCCTATGCCGAATTGCAAGAAAATTACGCGTCAAATCGCTGAAGCGCTGTTGTCGTTCAATAAGCTGAAAAGGCAATAGGCACACGTTTCCCCAGACCCATGTCTATCCAACCTCAAGCTGAGGGCAGAGGGCAAGCGTCAGCACAAGGCCCCAGTGGGGGCTAGATTTCTCAGCAAATCAGTGAGACGGTAGTGGCGGAGCTTCACAACTCCCGCCAAAGGCCTTGCCGGGCCTGTTTGGCACCAGGGCGATGGCAGGGCGATCCTTGCCGGGATCAACTGTCGCCATCGAGACGTAGACGCGCTGGTTAGCCGCCAGCGTGAACGGCAGCACTATGCCGGGAAGGCGGCGGCTATACAAGACCCGCAAGGGGAAGGCCGTCGCGCGTCGTCTCTGGCGGCGTTGTGAACTTCCCGGCGCCAGTGCTGCCCACTGGCACCCGGCCTTCACAAGCCGGCAATCCAGAGACCATCATGACCCTCCTGCGACCGATGTTCCCGCCCGCAGCGGACGCTAATCCTGCCTGCGCCCTTAACCATGCACACGAGTCGGCGCAGACCGACGCGCCATCCTCCGACACAACAAGCCCGCCTGGCCGATCGGCCGAGGCGAGTGCAACAATGTCCCGGAGAAACTTCATGACTATCGCGTCTGTCACCGCAGTATCAGCGGCCGTCGTATCACCCTCTATTGCAGCGAACATTCCATCGTCGGCAAACATCGGAGAATATGCCGAATCGCCTGTCGGAGAGGGCCAGGCGGAAGATCCGCGCATTCTCGAGCTGGGCGCGAAAATCGACCCGCTGTTGCAGGCCTACAAGTCGTGGACGGCGCGAGAGCCGGAGGCGTACGCGATATTTCAGCGCTTGTGTCCTCCAGTTCCTGATGACCTTGTCACAGCGCACGAAAAATATCCGTCCCTTCGTGATTGCCGCGTAGAGGAGCAGGACTGTCGCGGCTTTCCTGAGCCTACGACATACATCGGTTCCGACGGCAAGAGGTACGCGACACCGCCGCGCCGGATCCTGGATTCGAAGCTGTTGCGAATTCGCATCATTAAGTTTGACGTCGGCAGGACGTCCAAGATCGGACGTGAAACCCGCCGGCTGGCACGCCTGGCAATGAGCTATGAACGGGCGAAGCAGGACGCGATCAGCGAATCCGATTACGCCAATATCGAAAATGAGCGACGATGGGCAGCTGGCAACCTTTTGAATCTCGCATACGACCTTCGCAAACTTGAACCCAAAACACCCCTTGAGATCGCAATCTATGCCCGCGCTCTGGTTGCATTTGAAGAGGCTGAGTCCTGCGCTGGCAGAATCACCGGTGGCTCAGCTCAACTTCTCGGATCGAAAATCGCCGCGGCTATTTTACAGCTCGGCAGCGAGCAAGGGCGCTTAGCAGAAGCTCCGTCCGTCGCGACGGCGGGCGGTGCGGCATGACCTGGAGTCCTGACCAATATCTCGACATGGATCGCGTCTCGGATGTTTTCTGTGACGGCATCGCCGCGATCGATCGATGTCGTGCAGATTGTATTCGGCTGACGTTCTATGCAAATCGCACCATTGCTGTGGATGAGAACGAACGCCACGTCGTCGCGCGGCTAGTCCTTCCGCGGGAAGTTCTCCTCGCCGCGGGCAAACAACTCGCCTTGGTCGAGGCCGGCAAGCCATTCCTCGACAACGCGCCGGCGCCGGATGGCCGGGAAGCAAAGGACCTAAACTGAGTTGAAGACGCCCTAGCAGAACGCCGGCGGCATTCTTGAGATCTACTTCGCGGACCACCCTACTAAGTTTTTATGGGTGGTCCGCGCGACAAGCAGACAATAACCTCTTGACTTTTGCAAGAGGCTCCTATACCTCTTGGAAAATACAAGAGGACAGAGATATGCCGATTCCCAAATTAACGACCATCGCCGCCTGCCGTATCGCACACATCGACCGCGACCGCTTTAACGAGCATGTCGCGGCGGGACGCTTTGATTGCGCGCCGGAAACAATCCCCGGCCGGGCTCGCGTGTTTGATCCCGACGATATGATCGCCCTTTGGCTCTTCCGGGAACTCATGGACGACGGTTTCGATGCAACTCGAGCCGGAAAAATCGCATGTGAGGTAGCGCGCGCTGCACGAGAACACCCAGACGCACCGACCATTTCTTACGTGCAAGACTATTTCAGCGGCCCAGGCTTTGCCTGTCCAACCAACAGCGTGCCGCCCCCATCTGACTGGGATTCTGCGGCGTTTCGCAACACCGATATTCGCAAGGTCACGACGTTCCGCATCGGCAAGCTGCGAGCGATGATCGCGCACTACACCGAGGAAGAACGATCGATTATCGGGCCTGATGATTGATGGTCATTGAGACCAACCCAAGCGAGCTTAAGCACGGCGGGCGGCGATGCCGTGGATCAGCAACCGCGAAGTCGGGCCCGGCCGCGTTAGGCCATCTGTCGACATCCGAGGACGCGGACGCCGCATTTCAATCGCCTATTGTGCAACGCGCATGGTGACCTGATGTCCCGCCTGCCCTGCACCTTCAAGCAGACCGACGTTAAGCGGGCCATTCTCGCTGTCCGCTCGGCAGGAGAAGAAATCCGTGGGGTTGAGGTCCTGCCCGACGGCAGAATTCGTATTTTAACGGCAAGTGAAGCTGCTCAGTTGACGCCAGCGGATGACCTGGACCGCGAGCTGGCCGAGTTCGAGGCACGCCATGGTGAAGGTTGATCTCAAGGGCATCGCCAAGACAAAGGCCAAGGGCCGCACTTACTACTACGCCTGGCGTGGCGGCCCACGGCTGCGCGGTGAACCGGGATCGACCGAGTTCATCGCGTCCTACAACGAAGCGATTGAGGAGCGTCGCACGCCGGACAAGAGCCGCTTTCGCTTCGTCGTCGCCGACTACAAGGGAAGCGGCGACTACAAGAAGCTTGCCAAGTCTACCCGCGACCAATGGGGCAAATGGCTCGACCGCATCACGGACTACTTCGGTGATTTGCGGATCGCACAGTTCGATCGGCCTGAGAAAATCCGACCCGTCATCCGCCGCTGGCGCAACCGATGGGCTGAGACGCCACGCACCGCGGACTATGCGATGCAGGTTCTCTCACGAGTCATCGCCCACGCCGTCGAGCTTGGCAAGATCGCCGGCAATCCCTGCGAAGGCATCAAGCACCTCTACAACAACGATCGCTCGGAGATCATCTGGACGGATGCCGATATCGCTCACATCAAGAAAACATGCTCGGCCGAGATTGCTCATGCCATTGACCTCGCCGGCCATACCGGCCTGAGGCTGGGCGACCTGTTGCGCCTGTCGTGGTCCCATGTCGGAGACGACGCGATCGTGCTCACGACGGGCAAGAGCAGGCACCGCCGCGAGGCGATCATCCCTCTGTACGCGGCGCTCCGCGACATTCTCGCGCGCATTCCCAAGCGATCGACCACCATCCTGACCAGCAGCCGGCGACGACCATGGACTACCGATGGCTTCGGCAGCTCGTTCAACAAGGCAAAGATCGACGCCGGCCTGGATGAGCGGGATCTGCACTTCAACGACCTGCGCGGAACGGCGGCGACGAAGTTCTACATCGCAGGCTTCAGCATGCGCGAGATCGCCGAGACGCTCGCCTGGGAGGAAGAGTCGGTCGAGAAGATCATCCGCCGCTACGTGGGGCGCTCGGCCGCCCTCAAAGCGAGGATCAGGAAACTGGAGGCCAGAGAGTGA